ATGTATTAATCAATATAAGTGATGTTTATTCAAATGCCAAATGGAGTACCGACAGAGGTTGGTTAGAGATTTGTAATCCTATGAATGACTATTTATCAAAACTTGGAACCTATCAAGGTTGTATTGGTATGGAGATGGCCAAACGACCAAATAGTGGTGGAGCTGGAACGGCTAAGAGTTATGAAGGTTCCGTTTGGACAGAGAAGTCACTTGAAAATAAAGAAGATAAGAAATTTGGAGAACCTATTTGGGTATGGAAAAAATAACAGATTACTTTAAAAAATTCTACAATATGAAACCATACCTATTTATTGATGAAAAGGAATGGAAGTATATTTTAGATACCTATGAGAAAGACGATGTTATAGAGGAGTTGTCAAAGGCTCTACATACCTATCCATGTCCCATACCTGAGATATCAGAAAAAGATACTTTAAAGAGTTTGAACAAACTAAAAGGTGTGAAATGGCCTGATTTACTAATTGATGGTAAATGGTTTCCAAGAAACGAAAGGGATACGAGATACGAACTAACACCAAAGTATTTCAAACGAGACAATAAAGGAAATAATGCTTCCAATCCGTTTCACATAGAGACGAGGTGGAAGGTGGATTGGACAAGGATGCCAAGTGGATGGAAAACATGGCAGACAGTCAAAGGAATAAAAACCATTGTGAGGGCTTTTTATACATTGGATAAGGTTTTACTAAAGGTCGACCTACAATCAATTAGAATGGCAACCACATTAAGAAAGTATGTGGCATCACAATTCAAACCAAGTATAGCAAAGGTATTTTATGACTATTTTCAAAGTGTTAATGTACTCGACTTTAGTGCTGGTTGGGGTGATAGGTTGGCTGGGTTTTATTGTGGAGAAACTACAAAATCATTCGTTGGGATTGACCCAAACTCCACAAATCATCCAAACTATGAAAGGCAAGTTGAGTTCTATAAAAAACATCAAACATTCTTTGAAGAAGAAAAAGAAGTAGAGTTAATCTGTAGTCCAGCAGAAGATGTTGATTATTCAAAATATGAAAATTATTTTGATACAATATTTACTTCACCACCATATTTTGATGTTGAAAAGTATAGTGATGAAGATACACAAAGTTACAAGAGATACACTACAATCGATAGTTGGAATAAAAACTTTTTACACAAAACAATTGAAAAGTTGATACCGACATTGAAGAAAGATGGAGTGCTTGCCGTTAATATAGCGGATGTTTACCACGAGTCGGTCAAAGGTTATGTTGATATAACAAACGCTATGAATGATTTTATTAAGTCACAAGGATTAAAATACGAAGGTTGTATTGGAATGGAAATGACCAAGAGGTTCAATTCGGCAGGTGCTGGTAAAGGTGTTAGTGATTACTATTCAGAAGATTTGAAAGAAAAGGCTAAAGAAACTGAAAACATAGCCTTTGGTGAACCAATTTGGATTTGGAGAAAAAATTAATTTACAGATTATAAAATGATATTTATAAAAAAAGAGGTTATATGAGCGAAAACACATTATGGGTTGAAAAACACAGACCTAAAACACTCGATACATACATCGGAAACGAACAACTAAAAGACAAGGTCAAACATTATTTGGATAGTGGTGATTTACCACATCTACTATTATTTGGTAAGGCTGGAACTGGTAAGACCACATTAGCTAAATTACTCGTCAATAACATAGATTGTGATTATCTATACATTAATGCCTCAGATGAGAACAATGTAGAAACCGTAAGGAGCAAGGTAAAGAACTTTGCCTCCACTATGGGATTCAAGGATTACAAGGTTATCATCTTGGATGAGTGTGATTACATCACACCAAACGCTCAAGCCGCCCTCCGTAATCTCATGGAAACATTTAGTAAACATTGTCGGTTTATCCTGACTTGTAATTTCGTAGAGAGAATTATCGACCCAATACAATCTCGTTGTCAATCCTTTCAAGTAATACCACCGAATAAAAATGATGTGGCTAAACATCTACACAATATATTGACACAAGAAGGTGTAGGATATGAAAGAGAAGACTTAGGAATATTGGTAAATAGTGGATATCCTGATATTAGAAGGGTTATTAACGGAGCCCAAAGACAATCCATCGGTGGTAAGTTGAGTATTGATAAACAAAGTATTGTTGAGAATGACTACAAGATGAAGTTGTTGGAAATACTCAAGACACAAGATAGAAAAAACGCCTTCAAGAATATTCGTCAGTTGATGGCGGACTCAAAGGTTACAGACTTCGCTGACTTATTTAGACTTTTGTATGATGAAGTAGATAGTTATGGTAGTGGAAAGATAGCCGATTGTATATTGATTATTGCTAAATATGAGTTAAGTGATTCACAAGTGGTGGATAAGGAAATCAACGCGATGGCTATGTTGATAGAAATTTTAAGTGTTATTAAATAAGGAGTTCAAATGTACTTTGAAGCAACAGTTGTATTTATAGAAGAAATACAAACAAAAAATGGTGTTAAAGAAAAAAAAGTTAGAAGAAGTTATCTTGTGGAATGTGATTCTGTGAGTGTTGCTGAAGCTAAAGTTAATGAGTTTGTCAAAGACTCACCTTTTATTTTCGAAACAATATTGGTTAAACAATCTAAAATAGTGGATGTGATAGAGTAATGGAAAGATATTGGGGTGAAAAGCAAACACCAAAAACAACTACGAATTCAACAAGTAAGTCAGAAAAACACATCTCTGTTCATGAGAATAAAATTTATTACTATTCAAATGTAAATCGAGATAGTGCTTCTGAATTAAATAAAAAAATAGGTGAGATAGAATCCAAAAGTTTAACTTTATGTAATACATTAGATTTAGACCAACCACCAACACTAAGAATTTACATTAACTCAGGTGGTGGAAGTGTGGTAAGTGGTATTTCTTCTATGGATACTATATTAAGAACTAAAGTTCCTATACACACATATGTTGATGGATTTGCCGCAAGTGCAGCTACATTTCTATCTGTTGTTGGTAACTATAGGTTTATGAGTAGAAATTCATATATGTTGATACATCAATTGTCAAGTACTTTTTGGGGTACATATGCAAACTTCGAAGATGAAAAGAAAAATCTTGATTTAATGATGAAAACAATAAAAGATGTTTATAAAAAGTATACAAAAGTACCAATGAAAAAACTTGATGAAATATTGAAACATGATTTATTATGGGATGCTAAAACTTGTTTGGAATATGGTTTGATAGACGAAATAATTTAAGGAGAAAAAATGGCAAAAAGAAAATTTAGACCACAACCTGGTCAAGAACCACAACCAGTAAAACTTGACCTCTCACAGGCAGACACTATGAAATGTGAAGATTGTGGAAACTATGTTTGGATAAAGGCTACAATTATAAAAAGGATATCTGCTCTCATGAGTCCTACAGGTCAAGAAGCACTCGCACCAATAGATATTTATAGTTGTGGGAATTGTGGTAAGGTTCCATCAAGTATGTTGAAAGATGTGGGGTTAGAGGTACAGCCCGATTTAATGGGGTAATGAACAACTTTGAGTGTTTAACACCTGAGGTAACTTGGTTTACGAGAACTATTCCACCTCATGTGATAAAATATAGAGTCAAAGATGATAAGTTGTTGTCTTCATTGATGAAATCAGTTGATGATGAAGGTGATAAAATGGGGCACTCAACTAATCTTATGTGTGATATGACGAGTTATAGGTCACAAACATTTTCTCCTCATAAATCTACATATGAAAAAACCATAGATTTAATTTCAGATATATTCAGAGTAAATGACTTGGAATTAAAAGTAATTGATATTTGGGTTGGAAAATATGTTAGTGATGATTACGCTAGAAGACATAATCATGGAGAAAATATTTGGTCTTTTTGTTTGTATTTAAATGAAGGTGAAAATTTTCCACCACTACAACTTGAAAATTTTGGTGAGGTTGAACCTGAAAAAGGACTATTAATATTTTTTCCATCTTGGGTATTTCACGAGGTTAAGTCTAAAAAATTTGAAGGTGCAAGATATGTTTGTGCTGGAAACATTAATAGTATTTGAGGAAGTTTTAAATGTATAGAATAATACCAAACTTAGTGGGGCCATTAATATACCTCGATAATGATAATTTTTTATTAGATTACATATTATCACAAGACAATTATTTGAATAATGATGAATTTTATGGTATCATAGAAGGTCATTTGACTGCTTTTGCCGATAACCTACTGAAAGTTGGATATACAAATAGATATCCAAAAGATTCACAACTAAGTCAAGAACAAATACAAAATAAGTATAATCTATATTATAATTTTAGTGATGAAAAATTTAACACAAAGATTTTTTATTATAGAGAATTTGTTAGAGATGGTATAGATACATCAGAAAGTGTATCGATGGCATACAGACATAAAGGTTTTTTCCAACATGACATAACTATATTATCTAAGTTACAAGATAAAACACTAATTATTTTCAATGATTGTTTTGATGTTAGTGTTAAACCAACCTTTGAATGGAGTTTGGATGTTTCATACGAACAAAAAGATGGTTATAAAAAAATATCTCAAGGAGTAAAACAATGATAAGAACACAAATAGGAGTTAGAAGTTTAACTGATTCCTCATCTCACAAAGAACATCATCCTTTTGCCGTAGAAGCGGCATTTAGTGGATTCGAAATCAAAAGACTTACGGAAGTTTTAAAACTATCAAATATCAAAGAGGAACCTGCATTAACGATGGGTGATTCGAAATTTGGTTCACCATCAGAAGATTCAGAAAGAAAGGCCTACTCAACTAATATCCCAATAATTGAAGAGTTTGCGTGGTTTTATGAAAAATTAGAGGAATTGGTATTTAATGTCAACCAAAGTGTTTACAAGTACAACCTATCAGGTATGTTTGAAGAATCTATTTATTTAAGATATGATGGTGAAGAAGGTGGTAAATACGACCCACATATGGATATGGGTGGCACATTTCCAACAGGTTTGAGGAAAATATCATCTACAATTATTTTGAATGATGATTATGAAGGTGGTGATTTAATTTTTGAAGGTTTGGGTGAAATGCCTAATGGAGATCCTGTAATATATTATCCCAAAACACCTGGCACAATAGTATTTTTTCCATCATTTTTATTACATGGAGTAACACCAGTAACTAAAGGAACAAGGTATTCCATAGTAACATGGTTTCACGGGCCTGGTTTTGTTTAATTTTTGTAATTTGAATATTTATAATTATGAAAAGCATATTTGACAAATTAATTTACAAGCACATAGTTGGAAATTTTTTGAATCATCTAAATATGGAATTCTTTTCATCAATTGTTCCATTGAAAAGAAATGAAGCTCTATTATTTTGTTATGATTTGATTCCACAGAAAAGTGCCCCTCATATAACAGAAATCAACACTAATGTGGCCCTTGATGATGATATTGTTGATTGGTTCGATTATCAACCTTTGATGGAGATTACCAATAAATGGCAATATGATAATGTTATAGTTTTGGTCGAGGAAAGTGAGTCCATAACTATAGAAAACGGTAGGTGGTTCGAACAACTTCAAGTAGAATGTACAAAAAATAACAAAAACCTTCGTATTCAAAAATGTAATGCGTCAGAAGACATTTGGGACTTTAAATATAATAAAAGTACAGATTTCATATTAAGAATTGCTTGGGATAAAAATTGTTTAATTGACAAGTTTGCAGCAGATAAACTTAAATTAAAAAAGTTTTTGTCTCACCAAACTTTACAGACACCAAACTACGGCACCACTGCTGATGGATTCAAAAAAGGTAAATACTTTGTATTTAAAAAATCCAAAATCGATAAGAAAAATGGTGTATTGATAAAAAAATTCAATACTAAAAAAGAATTTATTAAATGTCTCAAAGATTATGACTATGTAGAAGAATATATTAAAAGTGATCCTGATTATCAATCAGGTTCGCAGGTGGAAATAAAACACTATTGTTTATACTATAAAAATCAATTTTCAAATATGACTCCAAACATTTATAGTCAATTATTCGACTATAAAAAAGTTGATAATGAACTACTTTTGAATCGTATCAATTACGCAAATTTATTATTTAGTGATGATGTGGGTGATGATTATTACAACTCCAATATAGACTTACCACACCCATTTCACTATAGATTTATTCGTATTAATGACGAATTTGATTTTACACATTGTGCATCAGTTTTACAATATCGATTTGAAAGAGGAGATTTCCTACCAATTCATATGATTGAGGTTGGTGATATTTTATTGAGAAATGGAAAAAAGGTAAAAGTCCAAAAAGTAGAAGTTATTGAAAAACAGGTAAGAGTCAAGGCAATAAAAACAGAAGAAAATGTTATCCATCACAATGGTTTTCAAATACAAGCAAAACATGAAAACTTTATATTCGGATCTGACAACATAATAACAAATCCATTAAAAGGACAAGGTGTACTAAGTAGTAAAGAAGAGGAGTTAGTCGAGGCAATAATGGCAAAGGCAGCTGATAGTGAGATGCCAGAAAGGGTTGTTGAAATAACATTTGAGTGTCAAGGTACATATTTCACGAGTGAATTTTTATTCGAAAAACCACTCAAAGTAATTAACTCGATGGATTATGATATCCGTATGGATAGGACTGATGGTAGAGAAGAGTTTGGAACCCACAATACTGCAGGAGTTGAAAGAAAAGAACCGACATTTGGTTGGGCATCGTATAGACCAGATTTAACCTTCAAAACCAAGAGGATGGAAGTGATGAAATTAAGACCTGGTATGGTTTGTCTTACACCAAAAAATAGAGACATGACTATAGTTAGAGGTCTGTATGGTGGTTTTGTACCTTGTAGAGTGGTGAGTATGAAAGAAGTACCAGGTAAAAAATCACATTGGGATATATACGAAATCTTACCGACTCATAATTATTTTATGAATAGACTTCATGTTCATAACGGCCCAGCCAACTATAGTTTAACAAATGGGCCAGTATTGATAGGACATTGGGATATAGGACACGCAAGTAGTTTTAGTTCACCTGACGATACGGTATTTGATTTGACATCACGAATGAACGCGGATTTGACATTTCATAACAATTTACCTGCACCGCAAAGTCAACCTAACCAAACGGTCTCTTTATCGTCCCAATCACACAACTTTATAAATCCTACAAGACCAAATCCTGAGTTCAAGGCAATAAATTTACCAACAGGTTACAAGGGTGCTAGACTTACAAGACAGCCCAGTAACCCATATCATGAACAATATGCATTTAACTCACAATATCCATTAACTGTTTCATGGAGTTCCGCTTTGTCACCCTTTACTGCACAAAGTACCTCATGGCCTGTACCGAGTGTTGGAGCACCAAACTCACCTACGGTTAGAAGATGGAGCACTGCTAATCCTGGTACCAATTGGGATGTGGTTATGTCGGATGGGGGAAATACATCTAACTCAAGATTCAAAATATATAGTGGTAATGCTTATGCTACAGTTCCGACTGGTTTTCTATGGAACGCTCCATCAGACCAAACTGCTTACGCTAACGGAGTTGGAGGTCCTAAAGGTATAACAAATTATTTTTCACAAAAATTTAGGTTTCACACCTTGATTTCAGACCAATCATCTCCCTATTTTACTTTCTATGGAAATTGGAAGAAACCATCGGCATTCGTGGCTGGTTCATGGGGAAATAGTTACAATGTACCTACCCCACAGGCAAACCCAAGAGGCCCAAGTCAAAATTTCGCATTCGGTGGACATGGATATCCAAATCCAACTGCTAACGATGGTGCTTGGGCATGGGATAAAATATTTATGTATAATCAAGGTAATGTCTCACCAGAAACACAATGGCAGCAGGTGGTTGATGGATATCCAAATAGTGATTATTTTTATAGAACTGATAATCCTTCATTTGTTGGTTCACCAAACTACACTGGTGGAGGTCCTTGATGGCTAAAACATTACAAGTTAGTGGTTATCTTTTATTCAATACCTCATCATTGGATAGTTCAGGTTCAGTTGATATCGAACATACAACATATGGATATGGAACTTATACTTCGAGTTCATTTTCTGCCTCGGTTGAATTTACAGATTTAAACCCCCACATAATAATTACAGAGGTCGTTGACCAAAAACCTTGTGTAAACTTTGGAAATGTGGAGTGGACATTTAACGATTTAACAGATGTGACTGGTAGTTGGAATTATTTTTCACAATCACTTCAAGGTGATTTGAAAACTGCAATCATCAACAAGGCAAATATTAGTTCCTCACATTTTGGAGAGATATATACTTTGAGAGTTCAAGATACTGATTTGTATTATTCAGACGATGAAGACTATGATGTTGGACATTATAAGAAATACAGAAGTTTTGAAGATGGTGTCTTGATGGAAAGTTATTTATTACCAGTTACAAAATCTGATGGGCCGTACTCGATACCGCCATGGAGTTAATATGTTCAATAAAAAAGGTTATGAGGTTCGTAAACAAGTCTTAGACATTTCAACACTTGACTTGATGTATGAATATTACAAATTAAAAGTCGAAAACAACCAATTTGAAGTAGATGATTATCAAGTACCTGGTACAATCACAATGTATGGTGACACATTAAATGATTCATTACTAAGGTGGACATTACCATTTGCACAAGAAGTTATTGGTGAAGAGTTATACCCTTGTTATAGTTTTCTAAGAATATATAATGGTGGTGATACCTTACAACCACATTGTGATAGACCATCGTGTGAGTTTAGTGCAACATTACCAATACATTTTGATAAAAAATGGCCTATTTTTATGAAACCACATGATTTCGAAAAATATGAAGAAGATTTTTCAAAGTCAAAACAAGATTCAATTGAAATAGATGGGTCATGTAAATCCGATACTGTTTCTCTTTCTCTTGATAGGGGTGATATATGTTTTTATGAGGGAACTAAAATGAATCATTGGAGAGAACCATATAAAGGCAATGAGTGTGTACAATTATTTATACATTATGTTAGGAAGAACGGTGAATATTCAGATTTTAAATATGACAAAAGAAAAAATCTTGGTTTAGAAACAACAGAGAAAAATACAATACTTGATGCAAGAAAAAAATATTTAGAGTCTTTTTTCGATGATTAAATACTATAGATATTTAAAAGATTTCAAATTTTACCCAAATCCAAATGAGATAATATATCAAAAAAATTTAGATGAACTTAAATTGAAAGTGGCTATTGATGAGTTTCAAAAGGAATTGGATTGGGATGAAATGTGGAATGTTGATGATGCCCAACAGAGGTTAAATGACGGTTGGTGTTGGACGACACTTGAAATAGATAATAAACTTAAAGGTTGGTTTTGGTTGGATTATGAAACAAAAGAAGGAAAAAATCTTTATGTTCATAAGGATTATAGGGACAAAGGTTATGGTTTAAAGTTGATAAACTCAATAATTACTGCTGGTAGACTAAGGAATTTTGAATACATTTGGTCACAAGTTGATGAGTGGAACAACAAAAGTAAACGATTGTTTGAAAGAAGTGGATATGTAATTGAATAAGTTTATGTTGTTATCGATGAAAAGGACTGGTTCTAATCATCTAACAAACGCAATACAATCTATATCAAATAAAAAAATGGTTTGGTTTGATGCACAACCCAAACATTGGGATTCATTTAATCTTTCCTTTAACAGAGACATTTGGAATGCGAAAATTAATGATTGTTTTGATGAGTTGTACGATACTTATTTTGGATGTAAGATTAATTGTGATGAACCTGCATTTTTTGATATTATAGATGAATTAATTGAATATCCTGTACAAAAAATACTATTGTATCGAGAAAATGTTTGGGAAAAGGTTATATCAGAAGAGTTAGCAATACAAACAAATCATTGGATAGCACCAATTGGAAGACATAGAATTTATAAAGAGGGTTACGAGTTTGATAAATTAAATGTTGATGTTGTAAAGGAAAAAATAAAAGATATTCGAAATAAAGTTCAATATTTATTAGACAGAAAAGAAAAATTTATTGTTATAAAATATGAAGATTTATTTTCAAGAAATACTTATACAAACACACACAAAGACAATTTTAAAAATTTACTTGAAAAAATAGATGTTAGTTATGATAATAAAATTTTTGAAGATGTGGTTGACAATTTGATGAAACCATACGCTTGTTATAAAACAGACAATACATATAATTACATAAAGAATATATCTGAACTTAAAAAACTAAGATGAAAAAAATTGATAAAAATTTTCCCATTTATCAAATTGATGATTTGATAGATTTGACAAAATATAATGTCACAAAAATAGAAGAGGATTATATTGAAGAACATAGGAAAAAAATTCGACCAGACCAAGGTTATAATGTACCAGTTCAATCTACAGACCTTATCAAAGATATAATAGATAAATTTACAGAAATAGCAAATAAAAATTATCAAAAGATAAAAAAAATTGAAAACACATATATAATGGTAAATAATGAAGATTTTTGTCCAATTAATTGGCACAATCATTTAACGACATCAGATTTAGTTGGTGTTTACTATTTAAGTGTACCAAATTCAATGAAAGGTGGTAATATTTCATTTAAGACAGATGAAAGTGATTTATCTATAAGACCGATAAAAAATTCACTTTTACTTTTTCCTGATTGGTTATTACATACTACTAATTACATAGAGGGGAAAGAATTTAGAATCTCAATAAACATAGAAGGATGTTATGAATAGAATAATAATGATAATGATGATGATGTTAACACTAGCTTCATCTCAAACAGCAACAATAAAAAATAGTATAATAGGATACACAACCGTGGGTGATACTTTATCATTTGATAAACCATCAATATGGTCATTTATCAAAGATGATAATTCAAAATGGATGGCTTCATTTTGGATTGATGCACCTTGGGCTAGTGAGGTTTTGTATGTTGAAGAATTGTTTTACAAACCTTATAGTGATAAGTTCACCATAGGGTTAGGACGACAAGCAATTCCATTTGGTTCTAATGTTCCATACTTGGATTTGACGAGGGGTGATAGGTTTACCTACTCAACACCAACAACAAGTGATGTTGGACTCTTGTATTTCGGAGATGGTATTAGTATCTATGGTGGAGTTGGTAAATGGTTTTTAGAAACCTATTATGGTAATGACATCGAAAACGGATATGATGTGTTGACTACTGCAAGACTAAGTTATGAAGTAGGTGATATTCATTTCATCGGTGTATCAGTTGATAATCAAGATAGACAAGTTCTTGATGTAAGTGGATATAGTAAATATGTCGATTATGTTACAGAATTTAGAGAAGATTATCAATGGGGTAGAGCAATTATCAAGAGTGGTAAATATGGTCTATCAGCATTAGCAGGTTTTGAAAGAACCGAAGACGAGACACAGGCACTTTATGGTCTTGTTTATCAGTACGGAGAACCCAACCAATTTGTTTCCGCTGAATTTAGTGGAG